CACAAAGAACACGTCGTCAGAGATCGGCAGTGCCATGCTGCTGGCTTCGATGTGCCGCTGGGCGTTCAAGCATGACAAGCTGCTGCCGAACTTGACGTTGGCTGAGCAGCGCACGCGTGCCAGGGCGGATGGCTATTCAGGGTCGATTGAGGGATGGGCTTGAGATTAGTTGCTCGCGGTGCTATCTAGGCGGTCTGGTAGTCCTGCCAAGAAGCGGAGCATGCAGACAATGGGTCAGACGAAACGAACTCCCGAAGTCGAGACGCGTATCATCGAAGGGCTGTGTGACGGCATCCCTTTGCGTGAGTTGTGCCGTCAGGATGGCATGCCGAGTTGGCGGACTGTGTACGATTGGATCGCAGCAGACGAGGACCTCGCCGCACGCATCGCGCACGCGCGCGAGCTGGGCTTCGACGCCATCGCCGAGGACATCCTCGACATTGCGGACGACGGCACCAACGATTGGGTCGAGCGCAAGCGGCAGGATGGCTCGGTCGATGTTGTAATGGACAGCGAGCATGTGCAGCGCAGCAAGTTGCGCATCGAGACGCGCCTCAAGCTTCTGGCCAAGTGGAGCCCGAGTAAGTACGGTGAGAAGCAGACGGTCGACGTGGGCAACAAACCGGGCGAGACCATCAAGGCCGAAGTGTCACTCGTGTCGCCTGAGCTCATGCTAGAGCTGGCCGACCTGGCGATCAAGACACCCGAAGGCAAGTGACCGTTGACGCATCCGTCCTGTCGCGCCTCGATGACAAGCAGGCACGCTTCCTCATCTGGCAGAAGCGCTGGGGAAAGACAGCGCGGCCTAATCAAGTCCCTGAAGTGGCGGCGAAGCTCCAAGGCAAAGACCCGCAGTTTACCGAGTGCGGTTATCTGGCAGGGCGCGGTTACGGTAAGACGCGCGTCGGAGCAGAGTGGCTGGCACGGAAAGTATTTCTGGATCCATCAGGGTTCGACAGCGCGGTGATTGCGCCGACCTATCAGGACGTGAAGTTCACCTGCTTCGAGAAGGGGCTGCTTGAGATCATCCCGCCTGAGCTGATCAAGGCGTACAACAAGACCGACATGACGATCGAGATGTTCAACTGCACAGGCGGTGTATCGTTGATACGCGGCTTCACAGCGGAGCGCCCCGAGCGGTTGCGTGGTCCACAGCACACACGCATCTGGGCAGACGAGCTGGCCGCCTGGCCGTATGACGACGTGTGGGACATGGCCATGATGGGCCTGCGCCTGGGCGACAAGCCGCAAGTGCTGTGGACCACGACGCCCAAGCCCAAGGACATCATCCGCAAGCTCACCGCGCCGAACGCCGGCCGGTTGATCGTGGCCGGCTCAACGTACGACAACAGGATAAACCTGCCCGACAGCTACTTCGATAATCTGGCGCAGTACGAGGGGACAACGCTGGGCAGACAAGAGTTATACGGCGAGCTGATCGATCCCGAAGAGAGCGGCATTGTGAAGCGCAGCCAGTTCCGGTTGTGGCCGCACGACAAGCCGATGCCGCGCTTCGACCTGGTTATCCTGTCGCTCGACACGGCCTTCACCGAGAAGACTGTCGACAAGCGGTCAGGCGATCCCGATCCGACAGCCTGCACGGTCTGGGGCGTCTTCCACCACGAGAAGCGCAACAACATCATGCTGCTCGACTGCTGGGAAGACCACCTCGGCATGCCCGACCTGATCCGGCGCGTGAGGAAAGAGATGAACATCGCGTATGGCGATGATGACGACAACGCGCTGATCAAGCCGATGTTCGGATCGAGCAAGCCGCTCACGTCCGGGCGCAAGCCTGACATCCTGCTGATCGAAGACAAGGGCAGCGGGATCTCGCTGCGCCAGATGCTAGAGCGCGAGGGCCTCGAGGCCTACGCCTACAACCCAGGGCGAGCTGACAAGCTGACGCGTCTGCACATCGTGTCGCCGATCTTCGCACGCAAGATGGTCTGGCTGCCCGAGAGCGCGTCGCACCCCGGCCGGCCGCGCAACTGGATCGACCCGATGCTGCACCAACTGTGCAGCTACACCGGGCCGAACAGCATCAAGCACGACGACTTTGTGGACAGCACGACGCAGGCCTTGCGACTGTGCATGGACAAGCGACTGCTTGATGCTGTACAAGCACGCAAAGACGAAATCACAACGCCGCCGCCTAAGCCGGTGGTAAATCCCTACGCCGTATGAAGGACGAGGCCATGGACGAAGACGAGAACATCCTTACTGGCGAGATAATCGAGCTGCCCGACGACGAGGACGATAGCGTCATCGACACCGAAGACGGCGGCGCGATCGTGCGCATGGACGACGGCGAGGGCGACGCACGCTCCGATGACTTCTACGCCAACCTGGCCGAGACGATGTCCGAGAGCGAGCTGTCCGAGATCGCACGCACCTATCTCGACGTGGTCGGCAAGGACAAGCAGGCGCGCAAGAAGCGCGACGAGCAGTACGAGGAGGGCCTCCGCCGCACTGGCCTGGGCGACGACGCACCGGGCGGTGCGCAGTTCCAGGGCGCGACCAAGGTTGTGCACCCGATGCTGACCGAGGCTTGCGTCGACTTCTCGGCGCGGGCGATCAAAGAGCTGTTCCCGCCGCAGGGACCGGTCAAGGACTTCATCCCCGGCGAGCCGTCAGGCGACAAGGTCAAGAAGGCCAAGCGCAAGACCGACTTCATGAACTGGCAGCTCACGACGCAGTCACCTGAGTTCCGCGCAGAGCTCGAGCAGCTACTGACGCAGGTGCCGCTCGGCGGCGCACAGTACATGAAGGTGACGTGGAACGAACCGCGCAACCGGCCGGACTTCCTGTTCGTCGCGATCGACGACATGTACCTGCCGTTCGCCGCGACCAACTTCTACTCGGCGCAGCGCAAGACGCACGTCCAGTATCTGACGCAGCTCGACTATCAGCGCCGCGTCAAGCAGGGCATGTACCGCGACGTCGACCTGGCGCCGGTCAGCATGGAGCCCGACTACTCGAAGGCCGAGAAGGCCAACATGAAGATCGAGGGCCGCGACGAGAGCAGCTACAACGAGGACGGTCTGCGCACCGTCTATGAGATCTACGTCATCTCCGACATCGAGGGTGATGAGGCGCTGCCTTACATCATCACGGTGGACAAGACGACGTCGAAGGTGCTCAGCATCTACCGCAACTGGGACGAGCTAGACGACGCGCAAGAAGAGCTTCAGTGGTTCGTCGAGTTCCCATTCGTGCCATGGCGTGGTGCGTACCCGATCGGCCTGCCGCACATGGTCGGCGGTCTATCTGCTGCCGCAACTGGCGCGCTGCGTGCGCTGCTCGACGCGGCGCACATCAGCAACAGCCAGACGATGCTCAAGCTGAAGGGCGGCTCGAAGGGCGGCCAGTCGCTTGAGATCCAACCGACGCAGGTCATGGAGATCGAGGGCGGCATGGCTGCGGACGACATCCGCAAGCTTATCATGCCTCTGCCTTACTCGCCGCCCAACCCAGTGCTGTTCAGCCTGCTCGGCTTCTTGGTCGACGCCGGCAAGGGCGTCATCCGCACGACGATGGAGGACATCGCCGACGGTAACCCGAACGCGCCGGTCGGCACAACGCTGGCTAAGCTCGAGCAGGGCATGGTCGTGTTCAGCGCCATCCATGCGCGCATGCATAACAGCATGGCCAAGTTGCTCGGCATCCTGCACCGCCTCAACGCGATGTACCTCAACGACGAGGACATCGAGGACGAGGTCGGCGAGGAGCTGGCAACGCGTCAAGACTTCGAAGGCCCGCTCGATGTGGTGCCCGTGTCCGACCCGAACATTTTCAGCGAGGCGCAGCGCTTTGCTCAGGTGCAGGCGGTGGCCCAACGCAGCGCGGCGCTGCCGCAACTCTACAACCAGCGCAAGGTCGAGGAGCGCATCCTCGAGACGCTGAAGATCCCGAACGCCAAGGATCTGCTCAACCCGGCGTTGGAGCCGAAGGAACAGAACGCGGTGAACGAGAACGTGGCCGCGACTATGGCCCGGCCGATCGTGGCGTTCCCTGAGCAGGACCACATCGCTCACCTCAAGACGCACTTGGCGTATCTGATGAACCCGGCGCTGGGCATGAACCCGCTCATCGCACCGACGTTCATCCCGGCGATCCTCAACCACCTTAAGGAGCACATCGCTCTGTGGTACGCTACCAGCGTATTCGACCTGGGCACCGAGGCGACCGGCGAGGACATCGGCGACATGCTCAAAGAGATCCGCGACCCTGAAGCCAAGCGGGCGTTCGACGCCATGTTGGCCGAGGCGTCCCAGACCGTGGCAGCCGAGGCGGCCAACGTGTTCGCATCGCTGCCGCCTGTCATTGCGCAGGCGCAGCAGATCATGCAGCAGCTTGCACCGCAGCCTCCGATGGACCCGAACGTGCAGCTCGTACAGCAGCAGATGCAGATGCAGGCGCAGCGCGATCAGCAGCGTTCGGCAATCGACGCGCAGAAGCTCCAGCTCACGGCGCAAGACGCGCAGCAGAAGGCGCAGATGGACGCAGCCAAGCTTCAACTCGATGCGCAGGACGCACAGCAGAAGGCGCAGATGGACGCGGCTAAGCTTCAGCTTGATGCGCAGCAGATGCAGGCGCGCATGGCCTCTGACCAGCAGCGCCAAGAGGCTGAGACCCAGCGCAAGACAGCCGAGCTGCAAGTGCGCCAGGCTATGAATACGCAAGACAACCTGACGGCCCTGGAGCTGGCACAGCTCGAAGTCGAAACAGGCGAACGCATCGCGGTGTCCACAGGCACCGGGATTAACCCGCAACCGTAAGGAGGCCGCAATGGCTAAGAGCGATAAACCTAAACCAAGCCAAGTCGCCCAGATGGGCGAAGGCGTAAAGCAGCATAAGCGGATGGCCATGGGCGAGATGCCTAAGGTCCCGTCGACGCCTAAGACGCCTGCGTGAGAATTGAGACCCTGCTACAGCGACTGGAGCAATCACAGGCAGACCTTGCCCGTGAGGCGCTGGCGCAGCCTCAATCCCGCGACACGTTCGAGTATGGACGGGTCGTGGGTATGTATTCCGGTCTGGAATTAGCCAAAACCGCGTTGATCGACATGGTGGCTGAGAAAGAGCGGAAGGAGTTTGACCTTTAACTTGCAGGAAGGAGCACCCATGCAAGACTATGTTTTGAATAAAGTAAGTTTTGATTACGCCAATATCGATGAGGCCTTCCCGGCTGTCGATCCCGGCGTTCAACCTTTCGGCAGCCGCGTGCTTTGTCAGATCCGTCTGGCAAAGAGGAAGACGGCTGGCGGCATCATCTTGACCGGCGATACCAAGGACACAGAGACTTGGAACACGCAGGTTGCCAGGGTGGTGGCGGTTGGCGACTTGGCGTACAAGAACCGCAACACCCAAGAGGCTTGGCCTGAGGGTTCGTGGGCACTGCCAGGGGACTTTGTCCGCGTCCCCAAATACGGCGGCGATAAGTGGACAGTTAAGATCGACGATGATCAGGAGATCATCTTCGTAATCCTCAACGATCTGGATCTCATTGGCAAAGTCACGGGCGACCCGCTCGCGATGAAGGCCTTCGTGTGATCCATAAGGCTAACGAAAGGAGCCGGTCATGGCTGAAGTAAAACATGAAGACGACGAAGAGTTGGTAATCGTCGAGCCCGGCACGGAGCCGGAAGCTCAGGAAGACGACGCTCCGGCTAATGAGCTGGACGACGATGATGATGACGACGCTGACGAGGACGAGCGCACTGGCGTCTCGGAAGACGACAGCGAAGACGAGATCGTCGACAAGAACAAGAAGGTCCGCGATCAGCGCACTAAGCGGCGGCAGCTTCAGAAGCAGGCTAAGGAGCGCTCGCAGCGTGAGCTCGAATACCTGCGTCAGCAGAACTCTGCAATGGAGGCACGTCTGCGCGCCGTCGAGGGCAACACGCTCTCGCAGCAAGCCCAGACTATCGACCAGCAGTATCAGCGGGCGCTTTACGAAGCGCAGCAAGCTGAGACTATCATTGCCCGCGCAGTCGAAGCCGGCAACGGCGATGACGTGTCTGTTGCTCTGCGTTTGCGTGACGAGGCCAAGGAGCGTGCCCAGCAGCTTAGCATGGCCAAGCAGCAAGCTGAGCAGTATGCGCAGCAGGCGGCACAGCCGCAGGCCGACCCTCGCGTCGTGGACTACGCCAAGCAGTGGCTTGATGCCAACCCCTGGTACAACCCACAGGGCCGCGACGAGGACAGCGCGGTTACCAAAGCGATCGACAATTCGCTTGCGGCCGAAGGCTGGAACCCGTCCTCTGAAGAGTACTGGCACGAGCTGACACGCCGCGTTGCTTCGCGGATTGGCGACGATGGTGCCCCTGCGCGTAACCAAGCGGCACCGCGCCGCAAGGCTCCGCCGACAGGCACAACCCGTGAACACGCACCTGTTTCGACTAAAAACGAAGTGGTAGTGACAGCGGAAAGAAAACAGGCTATGATCGACGCCGGAGTGTGGGATGACCCTGTCGCCCGCACCCGTTACTTGAAGGCGTATCAGGCCTATGATCGTGAAAACACAGCTCGCTAGAAAAGGAGAGAGCTAATGACCGAAGAACGTATGGATGACCGTCTCAAGAAGGAACTTGGGAATAGCCGGCAAAGTCGTGCAGCG